GTGCCATCATGCGCGACCTCGATCCTGGCGAGTGCCACTTCAGGGTGAACCGTGAGAAGATCACCTACAAGGACCTCGGGCGCGACAGCCTCATCCGCTGCCTCACCGCCAACGCCAAGACCCAGGACGGCCTGCACGCCTCCCTCGTCATCATGGACGAGTACGCCCAGGCGCGGAACACGGCGGGCAAGAACGGCGCCGACCTGAAGAACGTGCTCACCTCGTCCATGGGCCCCAGGCGGGAGCCCCTCACCCTCATCATCACCACCGCCAGCGATGTGGTGGACGGCCCCTTCGCCCATGAGCTCGACGGCGTGAAGGCCGTGCTGCGCGGCGAGGCGGAGGCCGACACCATGTTTGCCTCGCTCTTCATGCCCGATGTGGACGACAGGGAAGATGACCCGCACACCTGGGCGAAGGTGCAGCCGCATCTCGGCATCACCGTGCAGCCCGACTTCTACGAGCGGGAGTGGGAGACCGCCCAGCTGAGCGCCGAGAACATGCTCGCCTTCCGCACCAAGCTGCTCAACGTGTTCGCCCTCAACGACGAGACCACATGGCTGCCCGACAAGGTGGTGCAGCGTCTGATGAGCGACTTCGACATCGACCGTGTGGCAGGCCGTCCCTCCTGCGCCGTGGCCTTCGACCTGTCGGTGCACGATGACTTCAGCGCCGTTTCCTACACCGTCTACAACGCCGAGAACAAGCAGTTCTACTGCCACACCGACTACTACTTCCCCGAGGGCGCTCTCCACGGGCACCCTAACGAGCAGCTCTACCGCATCTGGCACGAGGCGGGCCACCTGAAACTCTGCAAGGGCGACCGCATCGACGTGCGCATGGTGGCCGACGACATCCTCAGACGCTCGAAGCAGCTGCACATCATCCGCATCGGCTACGACAACTACAAAGCACAGAGCCTCGTCAACATCCTCATGGTGCTTGGCGGGCGCGACACGCTGCAGCCCTACAGCCAGACCAACGGCTCCTTCAATCTGCCGGTGGAGAGCTTCGAGATGATGGCCTATGCCGACCCTCCCCAGATACATCTCAACGGCAACCCCATCAACCGCTACTGCCTCATGAACTGCGTCATCGACGAGGACCGGCTGGAGAACAAGAAGCCGATGAAAGTGAGCCGCTACCGCAAGATAGACGGCGTAATCACCTGCCTGATGACCATCGGCATGCTGTTCAGCTATGAGCGGTAAAAGTTAATAAAAATTAAAAATTTATTGCCTTTTGTGTAGCAAAATGGAGCAAAGTGTAGCAAAGTGAACAACGGCATTTTTGGCCTATAGGAGGGTACCGAAAAAATTTGTATCTTTGTGTGATTCAGACGATTACCCACCCATGAAAATACCGAAGTGGCTCAACCCGTTCAAGTGGTTCACCCGTGATGCCGGGACCGCTGAGACAGGCACCCAGTACGCCCCCCGCACGGGAGGCTATGACTACTGGGCCCTCTTGTCCGGCGCTCCCGGCAGCGCCGCCCTCAGCATCGCCACCGTCTACCGCTGTGTGAATCTGCTGTGCGACAGTGTGGCCGTGCTGCCCTGTCAGTACATGCGGATGAAGGACGGTATCTTCGTGCCGGACGTGAACAGCCGCCTGCACTACCTTCTCACCGTTCAGCCCGACAGCGCCATGAGCGCCTATGACTTCTGGCGGCAGGTGGTTCAGAGCCTCCTGCTCGAGGGCAACGCCTACATCGTGCCTGTGTATAACACCGCCTCGCTCGAGATAGAGCGTCTTGTGCTGTGCGGGCGGGGCACGGTGAGCCACGACACGAGCAATGACCTCTACACGGTGAACGACGTGCTCAACGGTGTGTCGGGCACCTTCACGGAGGAGGAGATAGTGCATATCAAGGGCATGAGCGTGGACGGCAAGAGCGGCGTGAGTGTGCTCACCTATGCGAGGCTGACCAGCCAGATAGCCACCACCGGCGACCAGGAGACCCTGAACCGCTTCGCCAACGGCGGCAACGTGCGCGGCATCGTGTCGAATGACACCAGCGTGAGGGGCTTCGGTGAGTACCAGGACGAGCAGCTCACCAAGACCGCCGAGGACATCGACGCCCGCTTCCAGAATGGCGAGCGCATCGTGAGCCTCCCCGGGCAGGTGGACTTCAAGCAGCTGTCCCTCTCCTCCACCGACATGCAGTTTCTCGAGAGCCGCAAGTTCACGGTGCGGGAGATATGCCGCTTCTTCGGCGTGCATCCCTCTTTCGTGTTCGACGACACATCGAACAACTACAAGAGCGCCGAGATGGCCAATGTGGCATTTTTGAACAACACCCTCAACCCCATACTCCGGAAAATCGAGTGCGAGCTGCTGCGAAAGCTCGTGGCCCCCTCTCTGGCGGGCAAGCGCCGCTTCCTCTTCAACCGGCAGTCGCTCTACGCCTGCGACCTGGAGAGCCGCGCTAAGTATTGGCAGCAGGTCATCGCCGCAGGCCTCTACACGGTCAACGAGCTCCGCAGGGAGGAGAACAAGCCCGAGGTGGAGGGAGGCGACAAGGTGCTTGTATCGGCCAACCTGAAGCCCATAGACGAACTGACAGCGGACACCGCTGCCACTAAACCCCAAGAAAGCAATGAAGGACAAGACGACACTGATTAGGCGCCAGATGTTCACACCCGCCCAGCTGCAGGTGCGTGAGGCTGGTGAAGGTGAGGCCCCGAGCCGCGCCATCACCGGCTACGCCGTTCTCTTCGACACCCCGTCGGACCCGCTGTGGGAGGACGAGGACGGAGAGATCAGGGAGGTGATAGACAAGAGCGCCATCACCCGGGAGCTGCTCGACAGCTGCGACATTAAGATGACCATGTTCCACGACCGGCAGCTGCTCCTTGCCAGGAGCAAGAACGGCGAGGGCACGCTCTCCTACGAAGTGGACGACACCGGCGTGAAATTCACTTTCGACGCCCCCAATACCGCCGACGGTGACAAGGCCCTCGAGCTCGTGAAGAGAGGCGACATCGGCGGCTGCAGCTTCGCCTTCACTACCCGCTACTACGACACCGACTGTGTGTCCAGGGAAGTGAACGGCACGCTCACCACCTACCGCGTGAAGGCTGTGACCGGTGTGTATGACTTTACCCTCACCGACAACCCCGCCTACCCCGACACCTCCGTCGAGGCGAGGGAGCTCGTTGAAGGTCTGCGGGAGCCTGAACAGCCCGCCCCTGAAGTGGACGACAAGAAACTGCAAGAGCAGCTGCGCGAGATGCGCTGCGCCGCGCAGCGGACTATATTTGAGTGAGTTTTTAAGTTTAACCCCTAACAAGCAATTCGATGAAGAAAAACAAATTGAATGTGCGCAGTCTGATAGACCAGTATCAGAGCAACTGCGACCGCATCAGCGAGATAGCTGATGTGTGCGAGAAGGAGAAGCGTGAGCGCAACGAGGCCGAGAGCGCAGAGTTCGAGGCTCTGACCCGCGACAACCAGCTGCTCCAGATGAAGATGCAGGCCGCCGCTGCCGAGCACCTTCGCGAGAACCCCAACGCCACGGATGATGCAGAGACCATTATCCGCGAGAATGCCCGCAACGGTCAGAAGACCGAAATCGTCTTCGTGCGCGACACCATGGTGGTGAGCGACGTGGCGAGCGGCAAACTTGTGCCTCTGAACATTCAGGACATCCTGAAGCCCCTGCAGGAAGGCTTTATCCTCGACAAGGTAGGCCTGCCTATGCCCACTGGCCTCGCCGGTGACTATGTATGGCCGACCTACGAGATGGTTGAGGCCACCGTCCTCGCTGAGGAAGCCACAATCACCGACACGAAGATTCCGTTCAGCTATCTGAGCGCCAATCCCGCCCGTATCGGTATCGCCATCCCTGTGACCAACCAGTCGCTCACCCAGAGCGCCAACGTCCTCGAGACCATCGTGCGCGAGGTGATGCCCCTCTCTGTCCGTCAGCTTCTGAACAAGATTCTCTTCTCGACCGAGACCGTCAACGAAGCCGCCGCCAATGCAGGCCTTTACGGTCCCTTCGCCAACATCGCCATCAACGCCGCCAAGGCTGCCGCACAGCGCGACCCGAAGATACCCGCTGTGGTGAATCTCTCGAGCGTTCCCACCTTTGAGGAGCTCAACGCTAAGATGAAGGCCAAGGTGCTGGAGACCGGCATCGAGGGCAACAACCTCTGCTGGGTCATGACCAAGAGCATGGAGGCCATCCTCGAGGGTACTCCCATCAACAAGGATGGCATTTTCGTGCCGATGATTCAGAACGGCATGCTCTGCGGCCTGCCCGTCTACACGACCAACGCTATCCGCAAGACCACGACCAGCGGCGGCACCACCACCGTGACCGAGTACATCGGTCTCGGCGACTGGCGCTATCAGCCCATGGGCCTCTTCGGTACCCTCCGCTTCGTCGTGGACCCGTACAGCAGAGCCCGCAAGGACTCCGTGGACTTCGTTCTCAACTGCGACTACGGCACCAAGACCATCCGTCCCGAGGCGTTTATCCTGGGCAAGGTGGCCGCTGGCTCTTAAACTGTGTGAACTATGGCAAGAGTGAGTTTGGAACTGCTTAAGGCGCATGTCCGCGCCACCTCCTTCGACCACGATGACGCTTACCTCCGTGAGCTCATCGACATGGCCGAGGAGCAGGTGATCAACGCCACCGGCTACACCAAGGAGGAGTGGGCTGTGGTGCCCGACGAGGCCTTCCCCGCCGTGCTCAAGCAGGCTATCCTGATGCGTGCGGCCACCGGTTATGCCTACCGCGAGGATGTGGACAACAGCAACCTTACGTCGCTTCCCAACTCATTCATGGCCATGGTGAAGCCCTATCAGAAGATGCGGGGCGGCAGCCTCACGGAGAAACTCATAGCCCAATACTCGGAATGAAAGCAGGAAGACTCAACAACCGGCTCACACTGCTGCAGCCTGTGGCCGTGACCAACGACTACGGCGAGCAGAAGACCACCTACGAGGCCGCAGGCTACTGCGATGCCGAGCGGGCCAATATGACGGGCAACCGCAGCGAGGAGGTTGAGGAGCACTTTCCCGACTACCGGGCCAACTGGGTGACGAGTATCGCCGTGACGGTGGCGGAGAACTGGCGGCTCCAGGACACGGAGACCGGCTATCTCTACACCGTGACCAACGTGGTGCTGAACCGCCGCCGCGGCATGAAGACCCTCATCTGTACAAGAGTGAACGAGTAACGCCCATGGACCCCAAGGACTACACCGGCAAAGAATGGACCGACCTGCTGAGAGGCTTCTCGACGCGGCAGATACGGAACACGCTGAAGCGCTCCTACCGGAAGGTAGGTAAGGAAGCGCAACGGATAGCCGTGGGCAAACTGAGGACTTCCGGGCTCTCCATCAAGGGAGCGAGTGACTACGAC